GGCCAAATAACTAATCTTCCAGGTTTTGGTATAACTGACATTTCATTTTTTCCTTGTGGATCTCTAAACATTAAATCACCGCCTGTATAATCATTATTTAAAAACATTATACAACTAATTGATCTAGGTATAACCTCACCTGCATGATCTATATGCCAATTATAAAATCCACCTTTTTCATATTTTAAGATTTGTAAATCTGTAATACCTTTAATAAAAAAATCAGATAATTGTAAATCTTGTGCATATCTCGATATGTAATTTAACTCAGTTGATGCAATTAAATTAGCCCAATGTACGTTTGTCAATGATTTATTATTTGGTCTTAGATCTATATTTTTAGTATCTCTTATTTTTTGATTAACAGTTTCTGCACCTTTATTAGCACCTGTTATTCTTGCTTGATTAAAATGTGCTTTGTTACACCATTTGATTAATGTGCATATTGCAGTTAAAGGTAAAACATCATCATAGTACCTAATCAAATCCTTTACTTCCATGATTTTTTATTCCAAAATCTCTGCTTGTAATTATATAAAATTTTTAGACCATAGTTTAATCTAAAACTATAAATATCCTTTGTAGTAAGTTTACTTATTTTCATTTTCCAAGACTCTCTTTTAAATGGTATGATTTGAACATAAGGCGTACCTTTTTTAATCACCGTATCTAATACAGGATATTTATCTCCATTTATTACAATAGGAAAATTAATTTCACTAATAAATGTATCAGTGTCTACAATACCAGTTATAGGATAAAATCTATCATCTTGATTATTTTGTAAAGGCATAAATAAACAAGAATATCCAGGAGGTGTTTTAATACGCCAAGGATTTAAAATTTTATGATAGGGTAAATTTTTATTTTTTTCATGAAAAGGACATTTTCCTAATTGGCTAGGGTCATGAGTTTGAATACTATCATTGTTAATATTTAGTCCTTTTACGTTAGCAAACATACCAGATAGACTCGCTGCTGATAATTGTGCAGCTATTGGTTTGCCTTCATCATCTTTTACATTATGCCTTATAGCTAAATCTTGTGGCATTCTAAGTATGTAACCAGAAGTTAAAGCATCTAAAAAAGGCATACACCCTTTTACAGTTCTTTGCTCAACCGTATGATTTAATTCTTTAAACCAACTTGGAATATTTAATTTCGCTGGTATTGGATAGTCTTCTTTTAAAGCGAGGTAATCCTCTTGAGTAGAAAACTCAATAACCTTATCAAACATAAGGTATATTTATTAGATTTCTCTATAAGAATCAACCGAAATAGAATTTTTCTCTAACGCTTCAACCCAAGAATTTTGAACACAATTCACTGGAAAAGTGATACCACTATAATCAATGCTTCTTATTGCATCTACATCTGATTGTGTGTATGGAAAACCATCACCATAACCATTAACCATTTCTTCCAGTTTGTCTGCATGAGCAGCTATACCATCTTTAACCGCTTCAAGAGTTACATCAGAATTTTGGTGTTCTTCAGTAATACCATTAACTATTTGAGAACCATCTGGTAGAGGATCTATTGAAATATTATCTCCATCCCAAACCCATGAGTATCCATATTTTATTTTATTGTAAGTATCCTCGTCAATTTCTTTAGATACCGTACCCTCATATTGAGATAACCAATAATCTTTATTTGAGTCATTAGGTGTAATGTTAACCCAATTTTTAACTCCAGCGTCTTCTCTATAAATAATATGTCTAGCCATGATTATGTCCCTGCGTTGTCGTATACTATAATAAAGCCACTTCCTCCAGAAGATCCAGAGTTACCAGAAGAGTTGTCTGGGTTTCCTTGACCTCCAGAACCACCAGAACCACCAGGCATTAAGTATCCGATGTTTGTTGAAATATTTGTTACTAAACCAGTTGGAGCTGAGTTTCCAGAGTTACCAGAAGATGCACCAGGGAATGGCGGAGATCTTCGTCCTCCATTACCTCCGTTACCACCATTTGCAGTTCCAAATATTGATAAGTTAGTTCCATTACCTGCGGATCCAGAGCTACCTTGGCCTCCTCCGCCACCGCCTCCGCCACCGTTCCCGACAGCGTATGGATATCCGACACCACCTTGTACAGCACCGAAATAGAAACCAAAGTGACCTGCACCTCCAGAGCCTCCGTTAGCACCAGGGTTACCCCCGCCACCGCCTCCGCCTCCGCCTCCAGCACAAAGATATGCCCCAGCACCGTTAGCGTTGTTGTTAGCTGTGTAAGTTCCGTTTCCACTATTATCTATTGTTTTTAAAAGAAACGCTCCAGCACCTGCACTTCCAGATGATGCAGCAGTTAATCTTCCTTGAGCGTCAACTGTGATAGAAGCTGAAGTGTATGATCCAGCAGTTACAGCAGTATTGGAAAGTTTGTCTGGCGTAATTGCATCGTCAGCGATTTTTGCTGTTGTAATTTGAAGATCTGAAACTTTTGCAGTAGTTACTTGGTTATCAGAAATTTTTGCAGTTGTAATTTGATTATCCGAAATTTTTGCAGTTGTAATTTGGTTCGCAGAAATTGCAGCAGATAAAACTGCGTTAGCAGCTAATCCACTAGATCCAATAGTTCCTCCTAAAGTATCTAAGGAAACTTCTTTGATGTTAGTTCCGTCTGAGTAAGCTGCATAAACTTTAGCTGCATCTAATGTAAATCCACTACCACTTGCAGTTTTAAAAGTTAGGTTAGTTGGATTAGTTACAGCAGAAGCGTCTAAAATATAAAATTTTTCAATACTATCTGGGATTGTAAGGACAGAAGCACCAGATAAAGTAATAGTTGCAATTTTTAAAACCATGTTTCTTGCATTTGATAATGCAGCATTAGACATGACTAGAGCAACTGTTCCGCCATCTGTTAAAGTAATTGCTTCAACACCAGCGATAGCTTGTTGTACTAAGTTTAAGTTTGTATTTGTTTTATCACCCCATGTACCAGCGTTTTCGCCAGTTACCATCAATTCGAGTTTTAGATCCGATGAAAAACTTGATGCCATAATTTAACTCCTATTAAAAAATTTTACCTTATTAAGCTGCTAAGTCAACCTCAGTCCAAGTAACAGGGGTTCCAACGTCAACCTCAGCCCATGCTATTATATTAGGGCTGATTGTGGCAGAAGTCAATACTATGCCAGTTGGTACAACAACTCCAGTACCCACGATATCAACTTGACCTACGTTTGTAGATGCAGATGCTCCAGTAACGTCATAAGCAAATTCAATAGTTATATCCCCACTTTGAGTGATGGTTATAGGTAATCCAGACGGCTGTACTATACCAGTACCTATCTGATCAGAGTTTCCGATATTTGTAGTTAAAGATTGTCCAGTTACAGGCACTTCTTGAAGAGTGCCTCCTTCAGCTTGACCTATGTTTACAGATGTTGAGTTTCCAGTTACAGGTACGTTTGCATGTCCAACAAAAGTTAAAGTTCCAATGCTGCCTTGGATATGGAAACTATGTGCAATTTCTGTATCACTATTAGCTATTGTTCCAACAGGTGTTATTGCAGTTTGTAATGCTCCAGAGAAAGTTACTTCAACTGTGAAATCAGTAAATGCATCTTCATTTCCGATTGAAGCAGACATAGGAATTCCATTTACTCCTCCACCTATGACAGAATAATTTACACCCCAACCTAAGTTTCCGTAGGTATCTCTACCCCAACCTTCACCAATTAAGAAAGTTGGATCAACAGTTAAAGTTCCAGTTGTTGGAGCTAATGCTATTCCAGTTGGTTGAACAATAGCGTTTCCTACTGGTGCACTTTGATTTCCAACAAAAGTAGAAATTGCAAAACTATCTACTTCTTGTAAATGATCAATTCTTGAAACACCTATACCAGTAACTACTGAAGCACTTACGGAAGAAACTTGCTCAACATGATCAATAATAATAGTTGGGCTTGAAAGTGAAACGGTTGCAGATTGGCCTGTTAATAAAGTATTTCCAGATAATCCCCAAGCACCAAATCCCCAAGATTTAATACCCCAACCATTGTTTAAAATTTGTTGATCTGAATTTCCAATGTTTGTTTGTAATGCAATACCACTAACTTCAAATTCTTGAAATACTTCTATGTTAGCAGCAGATATAGATGTTGATGCAGAAACTCCAGTAACTAAAACATCTGAATTTGGTACTTCACCCCAGTTACCAAAACTCCAGGTGTTAGCTCCCCATCCTTCTGCGTGAAAAGCTTCTGTGTTGCCGATGCTTAGAGATAATGCAATACCCGAAACGGATACAGTGTTTACGTCTGTACCCCAGCTATTAGCATTCCATGTTCCTTGTCCCCAAGCACCAGCCATTCATAACCTTACGATATTCTAATAATTGCTTGTGTATCGTTAGCGTTTGGAAACTGAATTGTAAAAGTTCCCGCAGTAGCTGTTTTATCTCCACCGAAGTCTAGAACCGCTACGCCAGAGTTTGAGTTTGACGTATTGTAAATCAAAGCTCCTCTTGCAGTTAAAGTTACTCCTGTAAAAGATAGGTCGTCAAAATCAACGAAAGCTGTTGTTCCGTTAACTGATACCAAGTTATTAGATAAAGCACTACCACCAGAAGTGTACTGACCAGTGTTTCCTACTTCATTCGAAGTTGTGAACGATGTAGTATCTGCACCAATAGACGCTTGTGAAGTGTATAGAGCTAATTTAAATACATCACCAGATGATGTACTAAAGTTGTTTTGTCCCAATAAGATGTCTTCTTTGAAAACATTACATATTGCGTTAGTTGTTATAGCCATATTATCCTCCTAAAAATTATGGCGATGGTGAAGGAACCTTAATTCTAGGTACTCCATCATCGTATTCTCCTCTTCTTCTTCTACCCATTTGTTGAAGAGCAAAAGCTTGTATACTCTCATCATACTTGGTTTTATACAACTTGTACATATCCATAGGGCCTTTTAAGTAAGAAAAAGCTTGTTCTAAAGTCCCATACAATAATAGGCCTTCTTGATATTTAGATATATAGGTTTCATTAGTTGAAGAGAAATGCTTAGGATCAATAATATAATTGATTTGTACTTGATAAGTGCTATTTGGCGTTGGGGCTACAACGATATTAAAATCGTCCCACATTGCATAATATTCTGGTAATCCAGTTGCTCCTGTATTGTTAAATTCAGATATAAAACTTACATCTTTTTTTTCTAAAAATTGTCTATCATTTGAGGAGTCAAAAACTTGTACAGATCTAACAATAACTAAATCTGAAGGTAAGGATACATATCTTTGACCATTAACAAAATTAGCAGTAGCATATTTTCTTAAATCATCAAAATCAACTTTACCTGCAATA